TTTCTCAATGTGTTCTAAATGGTCTATTAGTTTTCTTAAATCACTCATATTCTAATCCATGGGCAGTTTATGAAGTATTTATATTGGTTGGCAAAATTGCCGTTAAAAAAAAGTCCGTAAAACACGGGTTTTTTGAAAAGCCGTAGTACACTATAAATACTATTGTTAGGAGTGTGCTATGGCTTTTAATTGGTCCCAATTAGACCGAAAAACGTTGTATTCAATGCTTTACGAACTGAAATCTGAGATCGTAGATAGACGCTTACCTATAGGCGAAATTACTAGTATTTTAAGTAAGCATATTAAAGCCAATCTCCCGGTTAAAGTAACCAGTAGCAGACACAAACCCGTTAAACCAGGCGAAGTTTGGATAGGTGGCGCTTATTACAGTGATCTTGACAGCGCAGGAAACAAGAGATTTATTGAAGTAGAACTAGTGTTTCCAACCACAGCAAATACTATGAAAACCAGTTCATATCGTTGGGAACGTATGTGTACGTTATTTGCTGATACAATACTACACGAAATTATTCATACCCGTCAATATCGTGCTAGGAACTTTAAAGATATTCTAGGATACGAAAGTACTGCCTACTATGCCAAAGATCGTCGAGAGCAAGAGTACTACGGGCACAGAGATGAAATGGGCGCACACAGTTTCAATCTAGCACAGGATATGATTGATAAATTTGGTTTGGACACTCGTGCTATCAAAGATTATTTGGACAGTGCCATTCCAAAACGAGTACGACCAAACGGTTGGGGACGTTTTATGAAGGCTTTTGAATACAATCACAATCATCCAAAAGTTCGCCAAATGAAGCAAAAAATTCTAAAACAATTGGAGTATGCTTCAACAGGTAAACCATTTAAGACAACAAATCACTTGACATACTGATAATTAGATTGTATAATAGTTACATTAAGTTAACTAAGGTCTAATCATGAGCGATCCTTGCCAGTATGTAATTTCCACGTTAGAAGATCATAACAGTCGTTTGGACAAAGAAGCTATTGTTCTTGCCCAAGCTGAGGCTGGAAATAACGAATTCTTTGAAGGATGTCGTCTAGCATTGGACTCTATGATAACTTTTGGACTTAAACAAATACCGGAGAAAACAGATGAAGATGGTCCTGGGCTACCTTGGGATAGTTTTACTCTCGCTATTACTGGCTTTACTACTCGCAACGTCACCGGTAATACAGCGAGGGATATGATTCAAGCGATGATGAAAAGTGCTACTAAATCACAATGGAATGGTTGGTATCGACGTATCCTTATCAAAGACTTGCGTTGCGGCACTAGCGAAAAAACCATTAACAAAATGGTGGAAAAGAAATATCCACAATATTCTATTCCTGTGTTTAGTTGTCAACTTGCTCATGACAGTGCAAATCACGAATCAAAAGTCGCAGGCAAAAAATACATTGAAGTTAAACTTGATGGGGTACGTGTTATCACTATTGTTCGTCCAAATGGTGTTGTTGATATGTTTAGTCGTAATGGAAAAGAGCTAGCCAACTTTCCTCACATAACAGAACAGATTAGTAAAATTGCCAATCAATTTACAGAACCAATGGTGTTAGATGGCGAAGTGATGTCCAGCAGTTTTCAAGACTTAATGAAACAAGTGCATCGTAAAAGTGATGTGCAAAGTCAAGATGCCGTGTTAAATTTATTTGACATTGTTACATTGGAAGAATTTGAATTGGGAAAGTCCAGCACTAATCAAGAAAAACGTAGTGAGCAAGTGTACAAATGGCATAAAACAAACAAAGATGTATTGCCTAGTGTAGCAGTGGTGGGACATGAACTTGTTGATTTGGATACTGAAGCAGGTCAAAAGCGTTACAAAGAAATTAACGCACAGGCAATTGCTGGTGGATACGAGGGCATCATGCTTAAAGATCCAGAAGCTGGATATGAATGCAAACGTAGTGTTGCATGGTTAAAGTTGAAACCGTTTATTGAAGTTAGTCTAGCAGTAGTAGCAGTAGAAGAGGGAACTGGTAGAAATATTGGAAAACTTGGTGCGCTGGTATGCGAAGGAGAAGATAATGGACAACGAATTAAAGTCAATGTTGGAAGTGGTTTTACAGACAGTGATCGCGATACTTATTGGTGCGGGCGTGATACTCTTATCGGAAATATTGTTGAAGTAAGAGCTGATGCTGTTACTCAAAATCAAGATGGTACATACAGTTTGCGATTTCCAAGATTCAAAGGATTCCGCGGATTTGAAATAGGAGAAAAATTATGACAGAAATTAACAGAATAACTGCACAAAACGCAGAAATTTATCGACAGACAGAAATTAAAAAGTTAGACAAACGACATGAAGAACTTAGAGTAGAAGAACGTCGTATCAAATACGAAAAAGAAATTAACGAACAAAAGCGTATTGAGATGGCTCGAAGGATGAATTGTGCTGTTGGACAAAACATAGATAGGATGGCATAATGACAAACCCGTTTAGAGATCAAGAAAAATTTATGCGAGCCTGTGACCAAACAGTTGGAGGCGAATTTGATCAAAAACAATTTAAGATGTATCTTAGTTTGATTGAAGAAGAATTTAAAGAATTGCAAGTTGCTGTAAATAACAATGACCAACTGGAAACACTGGATGCACTTATTGACATACTGGTTGTTACTATTGGAACTATTCATAGCATGGGCAGTGATGCAGAAGGTGCATGGAAAGAAGTTATGGCCACTAACTTTGCTAAGATTGACCGAGAAACTGGCAAGGTGCGTAAGCGTGAGGATGGCAAGGTGTTGAAACCAATGGGTTGGGTTCCGCCTAATTTAAAACCGTTTGTTTAAAGGAGAGTAATATGTTTGGAACAAGTTATACCGGTAATGTAAACACATACCGATCAGCTTCAGAAATTAATAGTGCAATGGCACGTGTATACAATTACATGATGTTGGCTATTTTAAATAGTGCAGTTGTAAGTTATCTAGTCAGTTCAAGTCCAGGACTTATGGCAGTTCTATTTGGCACAGTATTAAAATGGGTAATTTTGTTTTCACCGTTGATTGCTATTTTTGTTATTAGTTACTTTATGGATAAAGTTAGCAAAACAGGCGCTCAACTTATGCTACATGGATTTGCCGCATTAATGGGACTGAGTTTAAGTACTATTTTTGTAATCTATACTAGTAGCAGTATTGTTATGGCGTTTGTTAGTAGCGCAATTTTATTTGGCGTTATGAGCGTGTATGGATACTTTACCAAAAAAGATTTATCCAGTGTTGGACAATTTATGATTGTGGGATTGATTGCAATTATCATTGCCAGCATTGTTAATATCTTTGTAGGCAGTAGTGTGTTAACAACAGTGATCAGTGCCTTGGCAATTATTATCTTTTTAGGATTAACTGCTTATGACACACAGCGTATCAGAGAAATGGTTAGCTTTAATAGAGAAGAAGATAACGCAGAAGTTTCAGGTGCATTATCGTTGTACATGAACTTTATCAATATCTTTATTAATCTATTGCAGTTGTTTGGTGATAAGAAAGATTAAGACAGCAATTAAGGAATAAAAATGCGTAGTCATTATTGGACAATTAGCAAATTTGCAGACTGGCTTCGTGGAACGCCAAAACTCAAGTGCGGCACCAGTGAGGAATGGAACGACTGGGAAGATCGGGCCAAAGCCGCACATCCAATACGTTGGTGGATTGCTGAAGAAGGTCTTGACTACTTGCAAAAATTTGTTTACTACATTCCGGATCGATTAAATGATATCAGATACTATATTAATAACCGTTGGGTTAGCCATTCTCATGCTCTTACTGCTCATCCTAGGGATATCAAGCCTGGTGCTTGGTCAGATGTTGGGAACCGTTTTCTCCCATGTCTTTTTAATGAACTAGTTGACTTTGTAGAAATAGAGCAAGCATGGCATCATTGCATGTGGAGTGACGAAGCTAAAACTAAGTTTGATGTGCCTTGGTATCGCAAGGGTTGGTTGCGTTGGCGTACATGGCGTTGTCCAGAAGCTGGCTTAGAATACCTGCGTTGGGCTGAAACATTGACTAACAAAGAGTATATTGAAAAAGGCGAAAAGGAAGAACCAACTTACCAAGCCAAAGCCGCAAAAGAAATTATTGAGCTTTACACTTGGTGGACTGTTACCTATCGCAATCGCCCAGACCCATACGAAGCAAGTGGTTGGACTGCGGCTTGTGAAGCTAGTCGTATTGCCAACGGTGGTCGATTAAATTTCAGTGGGGACAAAGATCCAGTGCTTAAAAAGGCCAGCGACAAAGCTCACAAACTGCTTCAAAAAATTGAAGCGGCTTACGAAAAAGAAGATGAAGAAATGATGATTCGTCTTATCAAAATTCGTCAAAGTTTGTGGACTTAACCAATTTGTGTCAACTAAACAGTAATTTAAGGCGTTGTATATATGTAGGGATATTAATTCCTACATTAACCTAAGGGAAACTTTAACATGAAATCAATCGCAATCGTAATCGCATCATTGTTCTTAGTAACAGCATTTGCACAAGCACCTGCAAAGCAAGAAGAAAAGAAGGTAGAAGCCAAGCCAGCCGCAAGTGCTCCAGCACCAGCCGCATCAGCGCCTAAGGCCCCTGCCACCAAAAGTGAGCCTGCAAAGAAAGAGCCAGCTAAAGCAGACGCAAAAGCCGCTACTCCAGCGAAGTAATCTTGGATTAGAAGATAGTGACCTCATTATTGATGATGAGGTTACTTTTGGTCGTAATCTAAAGGCTCGCGATTTTGGTAAGATAGTAGATGAAGAACTATCAGACTACGTAAAATTTAGATTATGGTTAGCTAGACAATTAGCATTAATGAAGTTTGATAAAGTCCATGGATAGTCCGTGGACTTTTTCTTTTTCAAATAAATACATTATCAAAGGAGCGGACTATGAACAAGTTCATTTTAGCAATTTCATTAGCACTAGCAGTTCCAGCATTTGCCGCTGAACCAGCAAAAGAACCAGCAAAGAAGGTGGAGCCTGCAAAGAAGGCTGCGCCTGCAAAGAAAGCAGAAGCACCAAAAACACCAGAAGTAAAGTGTGATTTGAAGAAAGATCCAAAATGTAAGGATGTTACCAAAAAACCCATGACCAAAGAGGAAAGAGAAGCCAAAAAGAAAGCTAAAGAAGCGGCTGCTCAAAAATAATATACACCCCGGATTTGTTGGCATAGCCTCCACCGGGGTTTCTTTTTGGCAAAAAATCGCTTGACATTTGAATCGGACTACTATATAATATACATATTGCTAAACACAACAGGAGCACAAATTGGCTACAAAAACAACATCCAAAACTCGCGTAACTAAAAAACAAGTTATTGCTCATCGTACTCGTGCAGTTAAAGACCATAGCCCTACATGGGATGGTGTTGAGAAAATGGATGCTAGTCAGTTTTTGCGACACTGGCATAGTGCTATGGAATACTACCGGCTGGAGTTTAGTGGAAAAGATTTGAAGCCAGCAGTTATCAAATGGATGACTAGCATCGAGTGTACCAAACAAGATATTGCCGCCTTTAAGAAAACCAAAGACAATCGTTGTAATGTTACAATGGGTGCGATTGCTAGTTGTTTGCTTCGTGGTATGCCTGCGGTACGTGCAGACTTTAATGATGGTCGTGACACTGCGGAATGGTTGCGTAAACAAATTGTTGAAGTTATCGCTCAAGGTAAGGACGACATTGACGAAGACGAAGCAAAAGCTGTAGAAGCCGCCAAACCTGCGGTTTATACTCCGTCAATTCAAGAACGTGTCCGTGATGCGGCTTATGCTATGACTGAAGAATTGGAAACTGCTATCGAGAGTTTCCAAAATGATCCAGAAAACTTTAACCCTAAAGAATTCAAAGTTTTAAATTTGCTAAAAGGCAAAGGCGTTAAGGCCGCACATGCTCGTATTATTAAAGATTTTTACAGCCGTGATTTGGCAGAACTTGAAGAACTTGCAAGTGGTAAAGCAGATGAGCAGTTGCGTGAAGGCTACAGTCATCTCAGTAAAAAACAAGTTAAGAGTTTGATTGCATTCTATCAAGAAATTGCCAGTGCTTGTGACATGCTTGCACAAGAAGCCAAAGTTAATCGTGCTCCACGTAAAACTAAGGCTGTTAGCAAGGACAAGGTTGTTGCTAAACTCAAGTTTATGAAAACGAACGAGCCTCTGAAGCTGGTCAGTATCAACCCAATTGATATTATTGGCACTAAGGAGTTGTGGGTCTACAACACAAAGAATCGCAAGTTAGGACGTTATGTTGCCAGCGAGTTTGCAGAGTTGGGTGTAAAAGGAACCACAATTACAGGATTTAACGAACATACAAGTATTTGTAAGACCTTACGGAAACCCGAAGAAAAGCTCAAAGAGTTTAAGGCGGCAGGTAAAGTACAGTTGCGTAAATTCTTAGATGACATCAATGCTACTGACACTAAGATGAACGGTCGTATTAACGAAGAAACTATCCTACTCAAAGTAGCTTAATCAGTATCTCTCTTTTCTGTGCTAAATACAGAATAAGAGAGATATTCCATGAATCAACTGCTTTCAATTGTAGACGACAAACTAGTTATTGATAAACTACGTGTAGAATGGACCGAAGGTTCGTTAGTACACAACGGTAGTTTAGAAGTTGTTGGCACTACTAAATTCAATGACGATATAACATTAGCTAAAAACGCTGTTATATCAGGCACCATTACCGCAGATACAATTAATGTAAAACACATTATTTGTGACGAAGCGGGCGGTATAAAT